GTCGTCGCTGTACGACGGAATCGAAGTGCCGTCGATGAGCCCCACAAGCGCGCCAGGCTGCGCGAACTTCCCGAGCATGATCGGCGTGTAGCAGGCGAACGTCTCGTCCGGGGCCGTGCCGGTCCAGGTGATGGGCCCGGGCGCGGCGATGCTCGATACGGCGGTGTTGCCTGGGTTGTAGGATAGCGACTGGTCTCCCGCGAACTGCGCCGTGCTGCGCGCCGACACGGGCATGTTGCCGCCATTCGGGAAGGCCAGCTTCGTCTTGATCCTGAAGGTGGCCAGATACGGCAGTTCGGTAACATCGAATGCCGACACGGGCACGGTCTGCGCGCGAAGTTCGCCGGTGCCATCCGGAATGATCACCGCCTTCGAGTTCACATCGAACAGGAACTCCACCACCTTGCCGGTCGAGACCAATTCCATTGACAGGCCGCGCACGTCACCGTTGTTGCCGATGTTCTCGCTCAGGCCGGTGCTGGAATCTCGGGTCACGAACCATGACAGGCATGGGGTGATCTCTGTGACGCCCGGGCCGCCGGCGATCTTGTGCGTCACGCGCGACATGATCTCGCGACCTGGTGCAACCGGCACGGTCCAGTAATTGACCGCGTTGAACTGCGTGACTGCCAGTGTAGGGTTGGCCTCCCGCACGCCGGCCAGCTCATTGGCCCAGGCCACGACACCAGCGCGCTCGCTGTTCGTCAGTGCGCGGTTGATGATCAGCGCGCCCGACATATCGCCGGTGAGCGAGTACGTGTCCGTGATCGCTTGTTCGGTTAAGAACTCGGCGCCGAAGCCAGGCACAATGCGAACAACTGTGCAGGCGCTGCCCAGCGCCTGAAGGAAGTCGACATTCAACGACAGACCTTCCGTCATGAACAGGTACTGGTCACGCGCAATGGCACGCAGCCCATTGTTGCCCTGATATGCGTGGTTGCCGTAGACCGCGACGCACGTCAGGTTCTCCCAAGAGATACCACCGCTGCCGTTGTTCGCACCCGCGATATACATCGGCGCGGTGGGCTGGACGTTGTCGGGAGCGCAGAAGTAGACCGGGCCGGTGAATCCGCGTGGCGGCCGGATGATCTGGTCATCGCCGATCTTGATGACGGGCTCAGTGTCGAAAGTGCCATCGTAGAACCCTTCCATCCGATACCACTGGCCAGCAACCCAGGCGGCCGCTGGATTGAGCTCGGCGCGGTCGAAGTTATTGCCTGTGCTGCCAGTGGCGTTCTTGGTCACCATGTTCGCGGAGACAGCGCCCTCTTTGGACTGATCCAGCCACAGGCCGACACCTTGACCAAGCTCCGACACCGGGCGGGTGCCGTCGCTGTACTGGCGCTGGGTGGCCAGATCCGCCGCCTCGAAGTAACTGCCCAGCGCGCCGCGCGCAAACAGCCCCGGCATACTGAACGGTCCAGGGTCATTGGCGACCACCGTGTTTGATCCGAATAGGCGCCAGGTGGTGCCGATGGCATAGGCCGGCACCGGCAAATCGCCCAAGTCGGTGACGAAGACCGTCTCGCGCGGGTGCGCCGCAGCCAGGTAAGTCGATTCAAGTTCGGCAACTGTCTTGGCTTCTGCGACAGGTGCGATCGCCACCTTGTTGGCAAAGAGCTTTCCGTCTTCGCCGACAGTCAGACCGTTTCCTGCGTCCTCGCTGACGAGCGTTTCGGGGGCGGACGCGCCGCCAAGGCTCGCAAGGAAATCTTCATAGCTACCGGTGTTGCCGTGGGCCAGCCATTCCTGATACGCCGACAGCCCGGGCGGGCCGCGCAGCTGGCCTCGCGTTTCGATCACAAACGATTCTGCCGTGCCCATGCGGGTCGCCGTGGTCTTGATAGTCAAATAGGCATCCCCCGCTGCACGTTGATCGTCATGAGTTCAGTTGTGAACTTGTCGCCTGAGTCCGTGGTGTACCGGATCCCCAGCTGCACCAGCCTGAGTGGCCAGGCGCTGGTGTCAGGGTCAATGGAAAACTTGCCAGCCGCCCGATCGATCCACTCAATCGCAATCGGGAACCGCTCGGCCCCCTGGACGAATACCGCCGCCACCACGTCCCAATCGGTCATGTCCGCCGGCAGTTCATCCACCACAACGGCAAAGGCGTACGGAAACGAATCACCGCGTGTTATCTGCAGCATCGCTTTCACCTGGTCCAAACGAAGAAAACCCCGAACTTGTCGGGGTCTGTGTGTACTGCTTCGCGCCGCCTATCCGGACGCCTGCCCAGAAGAGCCAGGCACGCCATCGCGCAACGCCCTCAGCGCGCAATGCCCGGTACAGGACAGCATCCGCCTGCTTGCGGGTCATCCGACCGCTTGTGTACAGAAGGTCGTGAACGGTCGCCGCGTAATTGCCGTAACCGGATACCAGCGCGAATAGCACGAACAGAAAGGCGTTGTGCAGCACCTTAATGCTGGCAAAGTCCGTGGTGAATCCAGCCGGCACGGTGATGACCTGTTCGACATCGTCAGCCAGCACCAGATCAGCTAGCAAGACGTGCGTCCACTTGCCGAGCTGCTCAGTTTTCAGGGTGGTGGTGAAACGGCTCATGGCCTTCTCCAAATGCAAGAAAGCCGCCCAGAAGGCGGCCGTCAGCTAAAGCGAATAACTTATAAAATGAGCGGTTATTTAGGGCACCGCAACCCCCTGACCTTGGTAACTAAAGCCCCGGTCATGTCTCGCGCCAAACGCTCCCGGCCGCCCATGAAATTTATAACTCGGGTCTCCTGCCACACTTTCTTGGTGTCTTTATCACGGCATACCGCTGCGACAGTTTCATAAGCTTGATCGAGATTCAGAACCACCTCCACCAAGCCTGCGACGTTCGGGTTATACATTACCTGCTGACGCGCCTCAAATAGCGACAGGTCGTACGCTTTGGCATTCGAACCCAGCACATTCGCCACGTCCCTAGCCGCCCACGGAAATTCAGCATTGGAGATTACGATCACGGTGCCGGCTGGATAGTTGTTACCAGCCGTAAGACTGGAAGGTCTAGAGGCGTCCGGTACCTCCGGCTGAAAAGGCTCCGAGCCACAGCCAGTGAGCAAGGTAATAACTCCAAGACAGATAACGGCGTTGCGCATGTTTCGTTCCTTGAGGGCGGCAACCTGACTCCAGTTGCGGAGCCCAGGAGGATATAGCAAACCGCCATTCTCAAGAAATCACTCTACAAGCACTTACCCTACCAATTCCAGTACCGGCAACTCTTCAAGGAATTCATCGACAGTCGGCCGGGCGCGATCGCCAGCCAATACCTTGGCCAACTGCTCATAGGCATACGCCCACACTAGCGAGCGCCAGGCGCGGAAGGCCTTCCCGTCATTCTGGAACTTCGGGACGGCGGGTTCTTCGGCGTAGCTGATTGCCGTTGAAACGCTGTCGTAACCGCGGCCCTGAGCGGCGCTATCGAGCTTGCCCTGAACGGCTTGCTCGAAGATCGATTTCAGCTGTACCTCCGTCGGCGGAACGATCATCCATCCCCGAATAATACGGTCACCGTCACGGCGCACATCTCCACCGTCGAGGCTTTCGCCCAGGCCGAGATCCGGCGTATGGTCGTATTCCAACAGGGCGTAACCAAGATCAAGCAGGTTTTCCGCGCTTATTTCAGGCGGAAAGCTGGTGTCGGGGAACTCGGCTTGCAGTTCGTTCCGATCGATAACTTCAAGAGTTTCAAGATTTGCAAACATTACCGATCCTCAAATTTTAATCATTCGAACAAGGCGAACTCTTTGACCAAGTGTTTTACTGTAATGAGTAAAATACCCAGTATACATATCCTGAACCCACGCTTCGGTGGTAGGAAATTCGCTAGATGACCAATAATTGTTATTTAGATATGCCTCGGCGCCACCCGGCATAAAAGCAGCAACATCGGTTTGTACCGGGCTTGACGCGGTATAGGCCGGTGTATTTGGATCAGCATGTGCGTTGCTGGTTGTACCGGGGCCACCAGTGTTGTTGGCATCGGGGCCTGTTTTAAGATTGCGGTAAATCATTTCGTTCTGATATCTGGCCCCAATGAACCAGTCTGTGTAGCCGCCGATCCCACCTCCATTATTCACTTGCTGCATAAAGTCTGCAATTGGCGAAACCCCCGCCCCTAATGCTGCAAGAGCCGCACTATTGCTAGCACCATCCCAAGCACTCCCTGCACCGGATGTTGATAAATTACTACTCCTATAACTCAGGGCGCCGTTGAATTCGCCTTGGGCTTTTGGGGCAACGATCAAGGCATATTTGTTGCCATCACCCGGAGCCATTCGCCCAACATAAAAGCCGCCAGCAAAGGGAGTTCCGGGGATGGTGGGAACATTAAGACCGCCGCCCATTAGGGCCCATGCAAGTCTCACGACCCAGCCCCTACACGACCAAACCATGCAGTGCCATTCACAGTACTGAAAACATATTCTGTAATTTTACCTGCGGCTGGCGCTGGTGCGGCAACCCAGTTCGGTGTCAACCAGGTGATTCCGGGAAACCAGGTTAATGCATAGGCCGTCGTACCTTGGCGAATGCGAACCACGATTGTTAATGTTTCACCAGCCAAGCTTGGTGAATTTGCAACGGATAGTGTTGTTGCTGTTGTTAACTGAAGATCAAAAACAGAGTAACTAGATAAATCCAATACTTGCGCAGCGGCAGCGGCAGCGTTAATTGATTTGTCGAGATATAAAGGAATGCTAAGAATGTGGCTCCATACCTCACTCAAAGTATCCTCACTGGGGGTGAGTGGTCTGCGTTTCATACTGGTTTTATTGGGTCTGGTTAAATCCTGCCATGCACTCCAGACGCCACCGATATTAGATCGTAACCATACCTTAGCATAGCCATCAGAAAAGAATAATTGACTAATACGAGAATCGGCCTGAAAGGCTCTGCCGCTTACAAGGATAGTACCCCAAGTTTCACCGGGGGGCTTGGTGCCGCTAGTACCAGTAGCCGAGATTGCATACCAGCCATTAGTGAGAGTTGTGAAATTATCCATATCTGCAATGCTGGTCATTACTGCCGGGCCACCGCCGAGCAGACCGCGTGCAGCTACCGAAAGGTTATCGACAAGATTTAATCCAATGTCTGACTTGTTGAGAACAGGAGCACCAGTCTTGCCGTTGACACTAGTCACCGGCCCGCTCGCAATGCTATCGGCTGCATCTTGTGCCCGATTTGCCTGTGCAAGTGCAGTGCCCGCGCTATTGCTGGCAGCAGTGGCGCTACCAGCGGCGGCGTTCTTTGAAGTGTTGGCCGCCGTGGCCGAGGCGGCAGCATTGGTTTCGCTCGTTGCCGCATTCGTCTTGGACGTATTGGCCGCCGTGGCCGAGTTTGCGGCGTTGGTTGCACTTGTCGCGGCGGTGGTAGCGCTGCCAGCCGCAGCATTCTTCGACGTGTTTGCCGCAGATGCGCTTGCATCGGCAGCGTTGGCCACCGTGTTGACCTCTTGGGAAAACGTAGGCAGCTTTTGCGCAAAGAACGTATCCACGTCGGTTTTGAACGTTGACGCTGTCCGGTCAAGCGCTGGAAGGGGAGTAACTGCCATTAGATAAGGCCCTCGATATCAAGCGAGCAGAGGTGGTATTCGGGATAGGTGATGTCAATGTTGAAGCTGCTGAAAAAGCCGTAGATCAGCAACGGCTCATAGCCGACCTCCTCCGTGGCGATGTAGACGCAGGGCGTAGCCCGTAGCGCGGCCAGCGTTCGATAGATGCGGTTGAACGTACCCAGGGTGGTCAACATCGTGAAGCTGCCCTTCTTGCTGTAGGCACGCTCCAGAATCACCGTGTTGCCAAACTCATCGCGCTCCTTGCGGCTGTAGTCGTCGATCCCCACCGAGGCACCGGCTTGGGTTTCCCCTAGGTCGCTGATCAGGCCAGGCTTGATCACACCTACCGAGACGGTTCCAATGGTGGACGTAAGGCTGACCGTCAGTTCAGCGCTCGCGTACTGGCCTGGCAGGTCCGTGATAACCACGTCGGTGCGCAGATCCAGCTCCGTGAAAAACCAGTCAAAGATCGTCTCGATGTCGGTGACTTCGAGGTCGATCCTGTTCTGATACACCACGGTGCCTCCCGCACCGTCCTTCATGGTCACGTCGACGTAACGCCCCGACAACTCAAACAGCGCCAGGCTGTCCGTGAACCCCGTGCGCAGAACGTACGTGAGTGGAGACGGCCCACTGGCCAATGTGCCAACCACGTTGTCGAAAGGCGCCCAGCGCTTTGTCGGGCCTACATCAAGCCAAACTGCTGGGGTAGCCGCATCAACTTCGGGGGCAACAGTTCCCGCCCCCGCAACCAGCCGTTCATAGACCTTGTGAACGCTCAACCGGATGACCCTGGCGCCGACGGCGTAGGTGGTCCCTGACACCCACGCCGGGTAATCATTTTCGGCAACAGTGGAACTCACCAACATCGAATCCATCATTTGATGCGGCTTGATAATCTTCATGCCAGTTCCTTAGTGAGCATGGCGTTGCCACCGTCCGTGACCCGGTCTAAGAGCTTCACGATTTTTCCTCCGTTGAGCGCACCAGCTTTGGTTTCCGCCTGGATCATGTCGAGCCGCGCACCCAAGGCACGAATCTCGGCAGTCAATCCAGCGTTGGAGCCGACACCGTTGAGCATGCCCGCCGTCTGATTGGCGTTGTAGATTCGGCTAGGGCCGGTGACCTCCAGTTCTGGCCCGTTTTCACCGACCAGGCGCAACCCACCGGCGAAGTCGCCGCCCGAGGCATAACCCGGGATCTTGATGGACTCGCCGTTCTTCCTGCCGGCCTTGATCAGTTCGGTCAGCAGCTGGTCATACGTAAGGGTTCCGTCTGACAAGGCATCGGTCCAGAACCTCAAACCACCTTCATCCGCGTCACGACCGAACGCGGTCTTATAAGCGGTGTGAACCAGGGCGGCGCTGTTTTCCCAGGTGTTAGCGACCGCACTTCCTGTGCCTGTCCCCGGCATTGCCGACAGAGCCGCTATCACCGCAGAGTTCATTTGCTGAATGGCCGCCGCCACCGACAGCACCGAAGTGTCGACGCCGTTAAGCGCATCGAGCTGGGATTGCGCGAACGCCAGTTGCGCATCGAACTGAGCGTTTTGCAGGTCAAAGGCCGCCTTGGCCCGATCGATCTGGTCTTCCAGACTTTTTTGCAGCGCCTGGGCAGCGGTCAGCTGCTTGCCGTTGACAGCCTCCAGATCCGCGATCACCCCCGCTGTTCGCCCCTGGTCACGATTGAAGTCTTCCAGCGACGAATACAGGCTGGTGGTGTTGTTGCCGACCACATCCAAGGCGTCGTCCAACCCGCCAAAATTGGCCAGCGATCCACCCGCCCTTGCCGTTGCGAGTGCGTTTTGCAGCGTGGCCTGAGCCTGCGTGCGAAGCATCTGCACCGCTTTGCCAGAATCACCCCGCAGCGACTTGAGCGCGGCGCTCAAGCTGCTGCCCACCGAGCTCAGCCCGGACACGTTGTTCGCCGCCGTGCTGGCCATGTCATTGAGCGAAGCCGTGGTTGCGTTGTACGCATCCTCGACCGCTTTCTGCTGGGCATTGATCGCCCGCTGCACAGCGGAAAAGCTGTTGTTGACCGCCAATTTCAAGGCGGCCGTTACCGCCGCCGCTGCCTCGGTGGCAGCCTGAGTTGCGGCAGCAGCACTGGCCTCCATGACATCAAAAGCCGCGTCCGCATCGGTGGCCAGGCTTAGCAGGGAATTAAACAGCGACTTCCCTGCCTCGGTGGTTTGGTCGATAGCGGCCACCATCCCGACAAATCCCGCACGGCTGGACGGTAAGACTACGCCCAGGGCACCAAACTCCCGGCCCACTCGCGCCAGAGTGTCAGTTGCTTTATCGGTGTCTGTCGCAAACAGTCCGTAGTAGTTCGACCAGGCGCTGGCTGCGGCATTAGCTGCCGCTTGCGCCGCTTCCGATGCCGCCTGAGCCGCCTCACTGGCAGCCTCCGCCACTGCCTGAGCGCGCTTATCAACCTCCGTGTAATAGGAGTCCGCCGCCGTGGCCAATCCCATCATGGTGGCGAACATCGCCTGGCCGGCTGCTGTCGTGACGTCAATATCTTCGACCATAGACCGGTAAGCGGTGCGGGTATCTGGCAACGCAAACCCAAGCCCACCGAACGAGCTTTTCAAGTTGTTGGTCAGGTCGGCAAACTGCTCGTCTGCCGTGAAAAACGCCGAGTAATAGCCGTTCACCAGGGTATTAAGCGCATCGACCTTATCTTTCGCCGTAGCTGTCTCGACATCCAAGTCGGCGAGCGAGGCCACGATGTTCAGAATCGCGTCAGACGCGATCATGCCGGTCTGATCCAGTTTCAGGTTGGCAACGTTGATTTGGCTCAGCGCGGCGTTCACGCCATTGAATCGAGTAAACACCCCTTCAATCGCCTTGATCACTTCGTCAGCGGTGGTATCCCAGTCGCTGGCAAAGGCAGTGAACTGCGCCTTGAAATACTCGGGCAGCGACTTGGAACTGACGATGGCCTTGGCCAGGAACGTGCCCATGACGTTATCGTAGTTTTCAGTCAGCGCGGCCGCTACGTCATCGGCGTTGAACTGTTGATGCTCCTCCAGCACGCTGCGGTCATCCAGCCGCGAGCCCAACGTTGTGGAATACTTGCCGGAGGTCTTACGCACCTGCAACAAGTTGTAAGCCACCACGTCAGCGCCGTTGCCGATCGTGTCGTAGAGCATCCCCAGCGTGGTGCTGAATTGCTGCACCACCGACGACATCTGCGCATCGGCAGCCGCACCATACTTCGGCGCCTTGGTTTGCCAGCCCTGCTGAATGCCGGTGTCGGTGTACTGGCCGTTGACATAACGACCCGTAGCCGAGGTGCTTTGGTCCGGGTATTTCTCCCCGCTGGAAAACAGCTTTCCGGCGCCCAAAGCACCCAGCGTTGCGCCAATGGCAAATCCAACCGCCGTCCCGATCGGTCCAACAAACGAGCCAATGTAAGCACCGGCCGCCGCGAGCCCGCCGGTCACTGCGGCCCCCTTCAGCCCATAGGACTGAAAGCTTTGGAAGATGGTGTAAACACCCTGGATATATCCCAGCACGCTGCTAAGCGTGGCCAGGCCGCTGCTTGCCGCCGAGGCCGATGCGCTGGCAGCACCCTCAAATGAGACGTTTCCGGCTGCCGCGCTGAACTGTGATGCGTAAGTTGCCGTGCTTTGGCTGATCGACGCGGCAATGCTCTCCGAGGTCAGAGTGGCCGTGGAAGCCGCTGCCGCTGATCCAGTGGTGAACGCGCTGGTGATCGCACTCTTGACGTAATCAGCGCCGTTCGAGAATGCGCCCTCAATACCGTTGCTACTCCAGCCGGACGTAATGGCCTGGCCAAAGTTGCGGCCCGCTACCGTGATGACATTCTTCACGCTGCCCAGCAGGCCAGTGATGCCCCCATTGCCACCAAGAGACGACAACAGGCCGCCCCCGCTGTCGCTCGCCGCCAAGCCACCAACGCCAAGCGCGGAGCCGATCTGAACGATGATCGGTTTGGTGATCGCCATGTGAAGCATTTCAGCCAGGAATTGTTTGAAACTGTTCTTGAGCGTGTCCATGAAGTTGCCGGATTTGCTCAGCACTGACTCCCACATGTTCGCAAACGCTTCGTCGATGCGATCGACCGCGCCTTCGGTGAACTTGCCCCATGTTGTTGCGGCGTTCTGGTTCTGCTCATACTCGACGCCCAGGCGCTGGAGAGCAGCCCGGTATTCACCGGCGCGCTCGGGGTAGAGTTCCATGGCCGCGTTCAGGGCGTTCTGGTCTTCGGTGTAGTCCTTGAGCAGTTTGGATTGCGGATACAGGCGGTCCATAATGCCGCCAGAGGCGCCCGCCTGCAGAGCCAGCCTGACAGCCTGCTGCTGGGCTTCGTTCGCCGCCAAGAGCTGCCGATACTCCTCGCTGCCCACCTCGATATTCTTGCCTGCCAGGGCGACGGTCAGCGCTTTCTGCGTGTTGTACGCGGCCAGCGCATCGGCCCCCATCAAGGTCGCCTTGGCTTGGGCGATCACATCCGCCGTTTCCTTGCCGAGGTCATACGCCGCCTTGCTGACCGCCAGCTTGTCCTGGGCGTCCTGCTGATCGTTGATCGCTTTGGTGACAGCAGCGCGAGTGCCCGCGCCGGACTTCAACAGCGCTTCCTCGACCTTTTGCTGCAGCGCAAATTCGCGCGACTTGTCAGTGCCCAGCAGGTACGCGGCGGCCAGACCGTTCGCGGAAGAAATGGCAATATCGGCCTGTGCCTTAAGGTCACTAAGCGCCTTGGCCTGGTTCTTTGCTTCGGTCGCCGCTTCCTTTGCAGCACTGGTCCCCCGCTGGGTTTCAGCGGTAGCAGCCTTGTCCGCCTCTTTTTGCTCGTCTATCGCCTTGGCGCGCGCCCGGATTTGCTGGGCCAGCTCGCCTTCGGAATCAATTTTCTGATCCGTGATCTGCCGTTCTGCAGCCTCGGCGGCGGTTTTATCCTTGAGCGCCGCATACTGCTTGTCGAGCTGGTCAAGGTACTTCTGGCCCGCCGCATCGGCCGCAGCTTTTGCAGCATTGTTTTGCAACTGAGCATTTGTATTGGTGTTGGTCGCGCCGCTGAGCTGATCGAAGACCTGCGTTTGCTTGGCCAATGTATCGGAAAGATCAGAAACCGTGATCTGCCCTTGCTCAACCGCCTGGGCCATTTGCTCAGTTACGCCTGGAATGGCGCGCAGCTGGTCGGCTACGGACTTCCAATCGACGGAAATGCCGCTGGCGGAATCCTTCGAAGCCTGGCGAACCAGATCCAGGGCGTGCTGAGCGTCATCCGGCAACGACACCAGACCGGCCATGAAACCGTCTGCGCCAGCAGCTCCCATGTTCCGCAAATCGCTTTCAAACTTGTCAGCGATACCGCCCGAAACTTGACCCAGCTTTTCTTTGGTGCTGTCGATTTCGGTGCGCAATTCACGAAGCGTCACCGACTGTGTGGCGCGGTTGAGCTTATCGAAACGATCGATGAGCTTTTCCATTGGATCGGCCAGGTCGCCGAGTTTCTTTTCAAGCGTGCTTGTGTTGTCGCGAAGCGTGAGAAAAGCAGTTGCCGCGCCGACGGCGAGCATGGCGATACCAACTGGACCACCCAACAAGCCAAGCAACGTGCGGCCCGTTCCGACGATTCCCGCCTGAGCAGCCGCCACAGCATTGGTGGCGCGAGTTTCCGCAAGACGCGCCTCGGCCAATTGCAAAGAGAGCTGGGTTTGAACCGCAGTGCCCTTGGCTGCAACGGCTTCTTTTTCAGCGAGGAATACTACGGTTTGCGCTTTCTGCTGTTCCGCTTGCGCAGCAATGAGAATAGCAGTGGCCTGAGCGCGTCGAGCCAGAGCGTCCTCAATAGACGCCTTGGTCGCCAGTACAGAGCCGGCGACTGAGACAGCCATGCCTCGGGCGTATACCGCGAGAGCACCCGCCGCAGCGACGCCGGCCACTTCGGCAAGTGTTCCGAAATTGTCCGCGAGAACGGCAATCCCTGACGCAAGAACCCCGGTCCCATCAGTGCTTTCGTTTAGCTGGCCGACATACACCGTAAACGCATTGTTCAGCGCAACCAGCGCATCACGAACCGCAACACCCATGCTGTCAGCGAGAAGGCCGTTGGCCGCCGCGCTTTTCTGCAAACCGTCAGTGAGAACTTCAAGGCTCAGCTGGCCCTGGGCGCCCAAACTCTTGAGCTCTTCGGCTGACCGGCCAGTGGCTTCTGCCAAGGTTGCAACAATAGTCGGCATGGCAGCTAAAATGGCTTGCCACGAATCCGCGTCTACCTTTCCTGTTTGGAGGGATTTGGAATAAGCATCAATGGCCGAACTGGCTTTGTCAGCAGACGCCGAGTTTGTCACCAGCAGGTAGCTGAAGCTGTCCATGACATCCATAGACTGGCCCGCGCTAAGCCCCATCGACCGCAGACTGTCAGAGGTGCGGATGTAAAGTTCCTGCGCCTCCTCTAGCGGACGATAAGTGCGGTTCGCCGTTGCCAGCAATCGCTCCTGGACGGTGTTGTATTCGCCGAAGCTTTTGGTAGCCTGCCCGATGCGATCAGACATTTGTGAATATGAGTCAGCGGTCTTGATAACAGTGGCGATAGAGGCCGCACCGATTGCAGCCGCCAACGCGCCTTTGATGAGACCGCCAGCGCTTTGAGCGCTCGCACCTGCGCGATCAAATGCTGTGTCGATACGGCCAAGGCTGGAATCCATTTTTCCGGCCGATTGCGCGACCGCAGCTTCGCCTCGGGCGATCTCTTGGCGAAGCTGCGCTGTTGTCGCCTCGATGCGAATCAACATGCCTTGCACGTCAGCGTCAGCCATTACTTTCTCCAGGCATAAAAAAACCCGCCGAGGCGGGTCATGGTGAAATTATTGAATTAGAAAATTGCTAGATCCAGTGCGCGCCAGATATTTTTACCTGCGGTCTTTTGCATCACTACTGTGTAGTGATTCCTAACTGTCCCGCCAAAGCCGTTCTGAGCATCGACGTATGCGCTTATGAAGTGCCTGCACTCAGTAAACGGCCTCTGCTGTTCTGCCTTTACCCCCACATCATTGATGTAGGGAAAAGATGCTGTCGATGGCGATTTCAGCCGTTGTTTAACAAAGTTCTGTGACATCACAAATGCCGTGGTGGTGTTGTTGCATGCTGCGGCTTCCTTTTCTTCCGGTGAACTACAGCCGGATAAAGCCATGGCAAAACATAGCGCGCTAATTCCTTTCATACCGCTTCCCCTGTTGGTCAGCGGCAATCTACCACCATCAACAGGAAGCGGCAAAACCCAGCTCAGACGGGGGCTTTGTCTGCAAATGGTCAGATGACGTCGAGTGGCCTACTACGTCAGCGCTCCGATGAATACGACCTGGGGAACCTCCCGAAATCCTACGATATTTTCGTATCAATGCAGAAAGCCCAGTGCGGGGCAGGGTTCCATCTCGAAATTGGGAACGTAACAGTCAAAACACGCGGCGCAGGTCTGTGATTGGACATCATTTGAAAATCAACACCAGAACTATCCCAATTATCATCCACGTCACGACATGAGCCCAAATAGGGGGCTTGGCTCCTGCTGCTGCGCCTCTTTTGTTAGGCCTATAAGTTTTGGAAGCAGACAACCCAGTACCAACGAGGCTAGTTGTGACTTTGGTCCCGCGCTTACTTAGATTGGCTGTAACGCCTTTTCCGCCAATCGAGGTACTAATGCCGCTCTTGCTGACATTGAGTCGCAAGCCTGGGGCAACTTTAAAACTCTTTCTAATTCGCAGCGCCATTTCTCGAGTCCTTGAGGTGAAGGAGTGTCACTTCGCTAGCATCGTACCCCTGAGAATATCCCTAGCCAAGCTGTCTACACATACACGCTGGCTGAATGATCAGTGGCGACGATTCTGTCGCAGAGTTAGCGTTGCGCCTCCTAGTCACCACGGATCGGTCATGTCTTCAATAATTTTTCTTCTTTCACCAGACCAGGCATTCATTGCGACCGACACTTTGTCAGTCACTACGGATGGTACACCCCTTAATTTCACCACCAAGGCCTTCGTAGTCCCCCACCTTAAGCTTGTAATCGCGGGAACCGGGCTGGCTGGCGTTTCGTCGGCATGGTTTAGGCGCATCAACGAGTCGATGCTTGTGTCGGACATCGATCACTTGAATCATCACACCCAGGTATCGCTGACTGAGCTCTGCAGTACTGAGTTCTCCAATATCGACGAAGATGAGATCTCCACCACGATCTACCACGTCGGAGTTGGTGCTGACGGCGATATCCACGGCTACTCCTACAGTTCGAGGTACGGCTTTGAGTCCAGACCGATTGAATACGGATTAAGCATGAAGCCAGGGGCTGGAGTTGAGCCAGACCCCGAATCGCCTCGCACTTTCATTGAGTTGATGGAGGCGCAGAAAGGTCTGCAGCAACAGGTAGATGCGCCGTCCCGCGTATATATTGGTGGTCAAGCCCAGGTCGTTTCGTTGGATAAAGCAGGGAATTTCCATATCTTCTATCAGGGAAATATTAGTGACTATGAGGACGACAAGGATGCGATGTACATGGCCTTCAAACGCACCAAGTGAACTGATTCTTCACGCTCCCCCTTCGCGCTGAGCACGGCGTAATCCAGCGCAAACATCACAATGTTAGTATCGTGGGGGTTATCCGCGAGCGTGACTCAATCCCTTTTCCTACTCATCGCTGCGACCCGAAACCCCATCCTTGCCTCTACGGCCACAGCCTTTTTGTCGACCTTCTCCTTATCCCCGCCTCCGCCGTACGGGTTCGTATCGATAAGGAACTGTCGCTTGGAATCCCAGGCCATCACGATCTCGACGACGCAGGCGTTCCATGCCTCACTGGGCGGCCAACCGAGCCAGCCGGTCGCGATGTTGAAAAGTTCGTCGACAATGGTGAGGCTCGGGTCCCGCTTTACTCGTTTCCCGACTCAGCCTGCGCTTCAAGCTCGGCCTCAGTTTTGCCTGCTGGGTTCAGAAAGCCGGACAGGTAGGGGATTACCTGGCTGCCCACATCATTCAGGCCAGCCTCGAACACGGCTTCTTCGATCGGATCGAGCGCGCCTTTTTTAGCCAGGTTCAGCCCAGTACCAACGCCAATGATGAAGCACACCGAGGACAGGTTGGCCGAGCCCACCGATTGCATCGCAGGCAGGATCCCGCCGAAACGCCCTTCGATCGCTTTCATGGCTTTGAGAGTCGGTTTGAGAGTGAAAACGTCGTCGCCTAGGGTGACTTCAACGGTACCGTGATTGGTTTTGGACATGGGATATCTCATTTAAGAAAGGGAGAGCAAAAACGGCACCGTCAGTCGACGGTGCCAGGTGAGTCAATCAAGCGTCCAGATCAAGCCGGCGCAGGCACTGCGTAGATCTCGGAGTTGATCCCGAGAGTTACAGTGCGCTTGAGCACGCCTTCAACGCTGATGCCGGTCTTTTTGTTGCTCATGACCTTGGCAGCGAAGTAGTCGATGTTGTTGTCGACGTACACGACCTTGATCGGATAATCGAAACGGGAGCGGTCAATGAAGGCCTGAACAATTGCCAGCTGGCCCGCATCGCCAGCATCGAAGCCGATTGACAGCTCAGACGATCCCGCATCTGCCAAACCCTTGAGATGCTGCGCTCGACCGGCAGCCAGCCCCGCAAAGGTGACGTCGTTGATGGTGTCGCCATAGTCGCCGATGCTTTCAACCTCACCGACCTCGACGTAGGTGACCGCGGCTAGCAAAGTGATAGCAGCCGCAGAGGTCGCTGGAAGTTTGGCAGTGAGGCGAGGACCGATATAAATTCGGGTGCCAGCGCCGGTATTGATGGGCATGAGTAGTCCTCCTGAGGACAGGTGATAAAGCCGCTTGGCGGCGATTCAATTAGTGCTGGGTAACTATTCGGAGCGTGACGCTGCCCTGATAAGTAATTCCGTCGGGCTCTCGGCTGGTCTGTTTGCGCTCAACGCGGATAGACACAACCCTGCCAGCCGCAAGCGGCATTGGCCTCTCATGAGTGGCTGCATCAATCTCAGCCATCAGGCGCTTCACCTCTTCCTGACCTTTGAAATCAGACCAGACCGACAGGTAAAACAGTCGGATGTCACGGCGGCTCGCCAGCGGATCGTTATTACTGGAAACCTCGGAGTCGAGGGAGACATAAGGAAGTGGCGCATCCATCGGCACGCTGTCATAAACCGGGCATGAAACCTCTGCCTCAAGCCGTTCGAACAGCGCGACCTGCAGCGCGAAGGATGGGTCAGCCATTGCCTAGCTCCTCTGCCGCCCGTTTCAGTGTGTTGCTGACGGCGTGATTGATGCTGGCCAGGATGAATTCCTTGTTCACGTCGTAGGCAGGACGCAGCCATGGGTGTGCCGGGCGCGCAGGAATGTCTGGGTACTTCCCAAAGAAATGCGAGCCGTCTGACTTGTTTGCTACTCGCTTATTACGCCCTCCTGAACGCTTCCCATCGGCGTAACCCTTGGTGCCATATTCAAGAAATCGAAGGTAAAAAAACCGCTCGTTCTGCTTTTTCCCGCGCAACCCAACCTGTGCGTCCAGCCCGCTCTTCGAAACGAACGCCGTCAGGGCCGCAGCGCCATCGCCGGTATCCTTTGGGATCATCTGCTTCATGGTCGCAAGCAGTTTGTCGGCGGCCTCCTGCATAGCGGGCTTGAGCTCGTTTTCCAGCTGACCGTGAATGTTACGCAGCACCTTTCTCAGCTTGAAGTCGCCGGACATACGCGATCTGCGGGCTGCCATGGCTTACTCCTTGGCGGCAGCCTGGGACTTCGCGGGCTTTTCCACCATTACGTCTTTTGCCGGGGCCGTTTCGGCGTCAACTGCCTCTACCCATTCGAGGCCGATCAACGTTTCAGCATCCGTTGCGTTGAGAATGAACTCATCGCCCACAGCTTTATTACCCTGAGGGCCAGAGATACTGGCCAAGGCGCGTACTTTCATCATGAGTTCCTTGATTAAGAATTGACGACGTTCGAGCAAAGCAGCCGCAACATCGTACGGTCATTGTCAGGGAGCGCAGCCCCTATCAAATAGGTCTGGCGGCCGTGCACCAGGCGCATACCTGCAACAAAATCGGCCCGGTATCGAACTCGGATCTCAGCTGAAATCAAAGTTTGCAGCTGATCAGCGACTGCAGCGACTCGCCCAGTTGGGATAGCGATTTCCGCCCACACCTTTCTGAGGTCTAGCCACGACTCTGTAAACCCGCCGCCCGGGCGCGGGATTTGCTGCGCTTTTTGAACAGTGCACATGTGACGCAATGGGCCAGCACGCATTCAAACCCCCCAGCCGACACGGTATGGCGTCAGCAACGCGCGTGAGCCCATAGGCAGCTCGCTTGAAATGGTTCCGACGACCACGTCTTCGCGATTGCCATAGAGATGCCCAAGGATCAACAGACAGGCAGCTCTTACCGACGGATTGATCAGGATCGGATCTACGCCAGCTGTTCCGGCCGAAACTGCCGTTGCCAGGGAATCAGCGTCCGCGTAGAAGCGGCGGTTGAGATATTGCTCGGCAGAGTCTTCTGCTGCTTCGAGCAACAGCTCGACATGCGAGATATCGTCCTCTTCCGCCCGCAGATGAAGCATCGCGACATCGAGCGAGATCGCCTTCATGTCAGGACTTCGGCTTTTTATCGGTGGCCAAGCCGGCAGCGACCAATGAAACCGCATCGTGCTTCGGTGACTTGTAGCCCTTGCCACCCGCCCGGCGCACTTCTTTACCATCTAGGTAGCTTCGGAGTGGGTAGATGGTGACTTCGCCGGAATTTTCAGTGCTGTCGATCAGCACGTCTGCGTCGACAGCAGCAGAATCTGCACCGGTGCTGGTACCAAGCGAATTTTCGGTAACCGATGCGGCAGCGGCAATCGCCGAGTCCGTGTGCGCTAGCGATTTATCACCGTCAACAATGCCCGGATCGACCTTGGCGGGCTCGGGCGCCGGCGCGGCAATTGGGAGCACAGCTTCTGCCACCACTGGTTTTGCCGGATCGTTCGAATTTGTACGTGCCATTTTTGAATCTCCAGAATCAGTGAGTCCGCCCGAAGGCGGCACTCTGTTACGAAGGGATCAGGCGGCGGTCAGTTCGCCGGTGACAAACGCTTCTGGACGGTAAACCGCGAACGCCAGACGCTCTTCCGCGCGGATGGTGACCATGTTGTTCTCGAAGTCCTTGTCATTCTCGGTCGAGACCAGAACTTCGATGCCCATCCGATCGTAGATCTGCGCAGCCAAGCTGAATGCGCCAACGAGGAACTGGTCCTGAACGATTGCCTGGGTTTCAACAACGGGCAGGTTCCACAGACGCGGAGCGGTGCCGTCCTGAGGCTTGCCGATGATGTAACGGCCTTCGCCATCCTTCAGCAGTTCGATGGCCGCCCAATCGATCGGGTTGAGCACGATGCCGGTAGACGGGAACTCGGCAAGCATGGCCTGCAGCAGAGCCAGACGGATGCGGTCAATACGCTGTTCGGCCTCGACCACGATACCTGCCGGCGGCGCATAGGCTTGAGCCTGAGGAATGATGCCCTTCAGGTTGTTCCCGGTGCCGTTGCCGTAGAGCAACTGCGCTTCTTCGGCCAGCAGCAGACCGTAGCGAGCACGCGCATCGATGTAGCTTTGCAGCGCCGCCGCATCGTCGAGGATCTGACGACTGCCTTTGAAGAGATGCGCGATGGTGCGCACGTTCGCGTTTTCGAGCGCGAAGGTCAGTTCGCTGTAGGGCTTGGCCAAACCTTCGCCGACAATCGCCGCGTTATTCGTGAAACCAGTTTCACGGACATACTCGACGGCATTGCTGCCAGTAGTGCCGGGTGCAACTAGGTCACGGATGGTCAGGCGGCGCTGAGGCGCCAGAATTACACCTACACGCTCCGTCTCGACCAGCGCACCACCGGAGGTCGGCACGGACGTGATGGCCGCACGGGGCACTTCAACGCGGCGCGAACCACGGAAGGAGCTGGTGACACCCTCTTCCGCCATTTTCGCTGCGACCAGATCACCCGCAGATTGCTGGACGCTCGGTTCATGTTGCTTATTGGCGTTGACCAGCGATTGCTCGGCGCTCTGCATGCGCGCCTGCAACTCGCCCTGCTTCATCAGCAGTTCGTCGACCTTGGTGCGGGTCTCTGCCTGCATTTCACCGGAGGCTTTGATCTCCTTCTCGGTGCGCTCGGCATAAGTCTTGATCTGATCGCCGACAGCTTTCAGGTCTGCTTGGGTCTGCTTCTGGGAAGCTTCAATTGCAGAAAGATCTTGAGGCATGGTGTTGTCCTTTCAGAAATGAAAAAACCGCCTCATGGGCGGTCAATAGTCGGTTGCTGTCTCAGTCGTTTAGCCAGTCGGAAATAGATTCCGAAGAGCTGACGCCTGGAGTGCGGTTTCTTCAAACGCAGATACATCAAGGGCAGCGCGAGGCGTACCCGGCACGACAGCGCTAGGCGTGTCGCCGCCAACAGCTTTACGCGTGCTGGTCTTGATTTCGGAAAGCAACTTTTTGCGCTCGGTACGCGTCATGCCTGACTTCGCCAGCGCCGCGTCGAGCTTGCGTGTTGCAAGGGCACTTGCCCGCTCAGGGTCTGCTTCTTCCGTAACTTCTGAGGCATTGATCAACCCTGTCGCGAAACCCTTTTCCACGGCATTGGAACCGTTCATATAGGTTTCGGCGTCGAGCATTTTTTCAACGGCCTTTTCGTCCTGCCCGCTGGTGTCCGCATAGAGGCTGATCATGGCCCGATCAAACTCTTCCATGGTGTCGGCGAGCTCGCGAATCGCATGCCTGTTACCGGCGAAGTAAGTCCAGCAGTTGTGGATCATCAGGAACGCGGTCTTGGCCACCTCACGCTTGGCGCCAGCCATAGCAATGACTGATGCAGCCGACGCCGCCAGGCCAAGTACCTTCACGGTAACTTCCTGCGAGTGCTCGAGCAGTCGGTTGTAAATCGCGATCCCCTCGAACATGTCACCACCCGGGGAGTTGATATAAACAGTCACCGGCTTGTCACCGATGGCGCGCAGCGCCGCGTCAACGCGCTTGAGCGTCACTCCGTCGCCGTACCAGTCCTCGCCGATGATGCCGTACATGGTGATGGTGTCAGTACCGGCCTCCAGCGCCGCGCGAAGATCAGGGTTCCAAAGATCAAGCGCGCGCGGGCTCAGATCACACTGGAAGCTGCGAGCATTGATATTCAGTGGCATGTTTACTCCTTCTGGCCGAGCCAGCTTTTAAGGGCTGCCTGCGCGGCCTGGCCATCGGTGGATTCGCCCAGCTTGTCGATTGGGGTCAAGTTGGTTTGAACAGTGAGCACACCAGCGTTGCCGCCGTGACGCGGAAGGTTTTCTTTAACGCGGCATTCGTCCCGGGTCATGATGCCGTTCTGGGTCATCTGGCTATACCAGGCAGAGCGGCCCGCGGTATCCGCTTTGAGGAAAGCTTCAAGCGAAAACTCGGCGTAGTACACCCGGCGCTCAACAGGGGTGATAAGCCGCTTGTTCACGCACTGCTGGATCTGGTTTGTGATCGAACTGATGCTGAAGGTCAGGAACGCAATCATCTGCTGTTCAAGGCCTGTCCCCCAGTTGCTGCCCGCATCTGTCTTGCCGACCATCCACGGCGGAACCCCAAACCAGCGGCAGACCTCCTCGACGCTGTAGCCTCTGGATTCGAGCAGCTGCGCATCGACCGGGTTGATACCGATGCTTTCCGGCGTGATGCCTTGCTCCAGCACCGGTGAGCGACCGGCGTTCAGCGCGCCCGAAACCTGTTTCACATAGTCGCGAAACTCTTCGCGCTGCTCCGGCTTAAGAACACGGTCAACCTTGAAGGCCACTGCTGGCAGCAATCCGTTTTTGAATGTGCCGTTTGCGGCGTCATCGGCCGACATCGCAGCGCCGAACACATCGGCGCCATATCGGATCGCCGATAGACCGACTCTCCCATCCAGGCTGAACGCGGGAATGTGCAGCATGTTGAGGCGGTTAATTTGACGGCGCGCGCCTTTACGAGGGCGGTACCAATAGGTGATCCGACCATCATCATCCAGATCCATATCAACGCGGCTGGGCAGCAGAAAGTCCAGCGCCACTATGCGGTTCCCGAGGCGCAAGATTTCCGCGAACGCATTACCGCGCAATAGCATTGAAGCGACCATCGCCTGCCAGAACTGGAAGGCAGTCATGTCCTCGTTGGGACTGGTGTGAATGACATCGTAAAGGGAGAAGTCCCGGGCATCCTTGCGGCCGCCGTCTGCCTCCCGTCGGTAGACACCCATGGGCAGGCCAGCAACCGACGTGGAGATGATCCGTACACACGACCACACTGCTGACAACTGCATTGCATTGTCGACGGTGACCCGCTTTCCTGAGCTTGAGTCACTTCCAAAGAATTGGCTCCAGAAGCCTCCATCGCTCAGGCTGATTGGCTTGCCCAGCCAGTTACCGATTGAGGCGCTGGGACGTCGAGCCGCGCGACCGAGCACGGCTGATAAGGATTTAGTCACTGATCAGCCCCTTGCGCACAAATCCAGCGGTGAGAAGTA